AGCACTTGTTAATGCATCTGCATTACTGGCTGTACCTGTTAAATTACCTGTAAAGCCGCCGCTACCAATTGTGCCGCCGCCTTCTATAAAAACTTGTTGTCCAGGACCTACATATAAATTGCCTTGTAATCCAGGCTCTGCAACTATGTTACCACCATCAGTAAAACTTAATGTTCCAAAGTTTCCATTACTGTTTAATTTTAATTGGGCTGTGGTGTTATCACCATCACTGTTTATAGTGAATACGTTACCTTCTAGATTGGTAACTTGTTGAGTTGATTCGATTTGGGTAACATTACCCTCAATCGTTAGTCTACCCTTGACTACTAATTCTTCATCAACACCGATATAAGTACGTTTTGTTGCCATTTAAAATTTCCTATGCTCTATTAAGTTCTATAAGACTATTTATCATAAATCTTAAATATGGAATTCCACTCAAAAAAAGAGCCCTCAAAGAGAGCTCTTAATTTTTCTAATAAGTCTTTCGGCTTACTGGAATGTTACACCTGACAATGTGACTGCGTCAACATAGTCTGCCGCATTACCAAGAGATGAAGCAGTATTTGTAAGTTCTTTATAACCGTATCTGGTCATGAAACTTACTACTGGTTCAAATGTGCTTGGGTCCATTACTGGGCCTGTGCTCATTAATGGAATGTACGGACAATAGAATGCTGGAGCATCAGTTTCGCTTGATCCTTTGTAACCAACAAGAACTTTAGTTCCGTCAGCCGCATAGTTATCAGCAAAAACTTTGATTGATCCGTTTAGTGTACCAACAAATTTAGTATTTGTAGGTGCTTCAAAAGATCCTTCAGTTGTTCTAGCAAATGTTGAAGTACTTGCAGATTGTAGTATTGTCAATGCTTCTGGAGAAACAACAATATAGTTACCAGCACCACGTCTTGTTCTAGCCGCGATTCTGTTAGCCGCTCTGTTAATCTCGATTGCTAATAGAGCATGTCTATCACCAATATATGCTGGAGTACCTGTTAGGGAACCACCGAAGTTCAAAGTTGTACCTGCACCTGCAAGAGTTCTTAGTGAACCGATAATTTCTTGGTCGATTTCAACTACGATTTCTTGTGCTAATGCCTGCATAATTTCTGCTTCGACGTCTACGCCATGCATTGATTCTGCGTCTTGAGCCGCCTCAAAAGTCCATCTAGCACTTAGACGTCTTGTCTTTGCTTCAACGGTTTCTTTTAAGATTTGAATGCTCATTTTTCTTCCTGCACTACCTTCAGCAGTTGCCGTAGCATCTGGAGATCCTGCATATGAAGAAGCAAGTTTAAATGGGCTTAGAGCCTCATCACCTGCTGTTGCTCCACCACCAGATTCCGCATAACGTACTCTTAATGTGTGGATTTGGCCCACTGGACCACTCATTGGTTGTACACCAACAAGTTCGTTAGCGATAACAGAAGGCATAACCCTTCTAATTAACGGTAACATTACTTTGTTTAAAGTTGCGACTGAACCTGCACCTGTGGCACCTGCTGTTGCGGCCTCTGACAAATGTCTTTTTGTATTCTCGAGGACAACATCTAAAGAAGATTTTCTGTTTCCAGAAAGACCTTCTAGTAAAGCGTCTTTAGTTGCTGACCAGTTGCTTTCAAATAAGTCTGCCATTTCTAACTCCTATTAATTTATTGAAAGTCCGGCTAATTTACGAATCATGTCAATTTCTACAACATCATTCGCACTTTTGTCATCGGCTACTGTTATTACAGCCGCCTTATTACCAGTATGTTCACTAGTAACTGATTCTGACAATGTCTTCTTCACTCTTGGTGTTTCTCCATCTAAAACTGAAGGCAAGTACTTGTTAAAGGACTCTTCCAGTTTTTCAGTTTTAACACTTTCAAGTAAATCTGACATGATTTCTTTCTTTTCTTTACCCAATGGGGCCATCAATTCGTTTAGTTTTTCCTTTCTTTCGAAACGATCTTCTGAAACTCTTAACTTAGATTCAGTTAATTTAACTGCTTCTTCTTTCTTAGCAATTTCTTGCTTAGATTCGTTAAGTTGATTTTCCAACTGAGTTACCTGTTTTTGTATTTTCTTGATTTCTTTTGCTTCATTCAAATAGCTCACGCCATATTCATTTGCAAATGCTTCAAAAATTCTTCGACCGAAGTCATTTTCACGTGCTTTAGTGATATCATCACGGAAAGATTTAACTTCATTAGTAATAACGTTATTGACAACGCTTTCGACCTTGTCTGCCGCTTTCTTAATGAAATCTTGTTTGGCTTCTGCTAATTGCTTCTTGCCTTCTCTTACCATTTTGACTTTCTGTTCTACAAGACCTTTTTTGTCTTCGTGGAACTCTGATAGTTCATTAGCAAGTTGCTCTGCAACAAAATTATCTAATTTAGTTACATGTTCACTTGTTCTTGCTCTATCTGCTCTAAGTTCCTTAACTTCTTTAGCAACCATTTCAGTTACAAATTTGTCAAGTACTTTGGAGTGCTCACTAATTGCTTTCGTGTATTTTACTCGATCGTTCGCAAGGGCTTGTTTTTCTGCTACAATTTCAGAAATTTCTGCTTCTACTTTTTCAGAAATAAAGTTGTCAACTGCTTCTACTATTTGACCTTTGTCATGTTCGTATCGCTGTGCAAACTCTTCTCTAAGTTCCGCAGTAAGTTCTTCTCTTGCTTCAGAAATTCTACCTTCCCATGCTTCTTGAAGAGCAGATTTAACATCTTCTGTTAATTCTGCGTTCTCAAGTAGTTCTGTAAAATTCACTGCCATAGTAGTCTCCTACTTATAATTTTAAATCATTGATGAAACCAGTGATTGCTTTCACCAAGTGTTTTTCTGCACTTTTATCGTGTGTTAATGCACTAGCGGTCTCAAACATTTGAGCTCCGCCTCGCATATTAAATAAACTTTCATATATAGATTTAGGATAGGCATCAGGGGCACTTGGTTGTGCCACAATGTCCACTGTAACAATGTCAAAGTCGCTTACTTGTCCACTTTCGTTGACGTTTCCACTACCTCTACTGCTTACACCAAGTTTAGCACCTGCTTTTAATAATGCTCTCGCAATATTACCCATCGGTGTTTCTATAATTTTAAGTTTGCCCAAACCGTTTGAATCGTCATAAGTCATTTCTTGAATTATGTGACTCACACGGTCTAAATTTATTTGTAATTCTTCAGGGTGATCTAACTCACCCATCACAGTCTCACCTTTGGCAAGACGTTCTTTTACACTATCAACAGCCTTTTTAATTTCATCTTTGGGATATACTCTACCGTTTTGGTTTTTTACATCACCTTGTATGAATAAACCCTGCATATATAGGTCTTTACCATCTTTAGATTCCATAATCTGGACGTTAGATGCTTCTGGACTTAGATATTCATATAGTTTATTAGCCATTGTTTACTCCTATCAACTAAAAAAGATTATACTTTTTTAGGTTCAACTTTAATGTTGTCTGATGGTGTGTGATCTTTTGCTGACTCACCTTTGTTGCCTTCGCCGCCGTCTTTTAGAACAACTGCTTTAGTTTTACCGTCTGCGATTTTAGATGGAGCAGGCATTTTCATACCTTGTTCGTTATCTGCTTGTCCGCCACTTGGTGCCGCTACATTGTCAGAAAGTTTAGTTGCTTCTTCAACAACTTCGTCTGACTCTTCTGCAACTTCTTCGTCTAAGTCATATTCGACTGACTCTAGGTCCATTTCATCTGGCATTTCAGCATCCATTTCTGCTTCTTCGCCGTCTTCCATATCGCCTTCTTCGTCGTCTGCTAATAATTTTTCAAATTCTGCTTTGAGGTCTTCTAGCTCGTCTTCGATATTATCAACTTTATCTTCTAGGTCTTCTTCACTGTCATCTTCAGCGTCTAACTCTAACTCGTCTTCTGCTTCGTCTTCAAATGTACCTTCTTCGTCTGCTGAAATATCATCTGCAAAGTCATTTGATTGATCAATTACTTCATCAACTTCAAATTCTTCTTCGACTGCTTCTTCAACAGCCTCTTCCTCAGATTCCTCTGATTCTTCTACTGCTTCTTCTTGTGATTCTTCAACTGCTTCTTCCTCTGAAACGTCTTCGTCTAGAACTTTTTCATATTCTGCTCTTGCTTTAGCAACAACATACTCATGAAGCAATTCTTCCGCTTTTTCGTTTTCTTCGGCTAGTAATAGTTCAAGAATGTTTTCTAATTGTGTTCTTGATTCTGACATTGTGGTCTCTCCGATTAAATTTTTTTTTGGTGGCTCAAACGTAAGTGTCTAAACTACCCTGTTAAGTACTTATATGATGTATGTATATTTGTTGCAAAACGGTGTGAAAATGATGTTTTTGATGCGAAAATGGTGATTTCGCATTATTATGTCTTAATATTTACTATTTTAGGTGTTTACTTAAAAACTAGTTTAAATTAAACCGCCACCTGAATCGCCTGAAGGAGACGCATACATGACCTTAACAAATTTATCATGTTCTGTTTTTTCTTTCTCTTTAAGATCCCTTACTTTTCTTAGTTTGCCTAACTCTTCCAAAGTAAGTTTGGATTTTCTAGTGTCCTCTTTACTTCTTTTAACAAACTCGTCAAGTTCTGGATTGTAAAATTCTATTAATCTCATTATAAACTACCCGGTCCTCCTGGTGTTATAGGTGGTGTTGGTTGTCCTCCACCTGCATCATCAGTATTTATGCCTTCTTCACCGGCCGTTGGATCTTCCAATGGAATATCTCCTGCTGGTATTTCAAAATTAGGATCTACTGCCATTGGGTCATTAGGTCTAATACCTAAGTTTCTAAGTTCTGCGGATTTACCATCCTGTGTTTCGTATTTCTCATATCCGTTTTCAGATCTCCAGAGCTCTTCGTTTTCTTTTATCTCTTGCTCTGTAAGTCCCAAGTATTTTTTAAGTTTAAATTGGTTGGATAGGTGAGGAACTGCCGCTACTGCATTATATAATTGAGCACGTTCTGTATCCAATTGTAAGTCTTTATATGTGCTAAAATTAAGTGGTTTATTGAATTCTATATTGAATAATGCATTATCTATATCAACACCACGATGCTTTAAAAACATCTTAAATTCTCTGTCTAGGTCTTCTTGTATCTGTCTTTGAAGCCTTTCTACATACTTTGCAAACCTATATTCTTGTATATAAGCAACACCTACTTTACCGTCGTTGTATACTGCTGACCCGTCATCAGGCCCTGTAGGTAAGTAAGAACTTGGTATTCTAAGTCCTCTTAATAGTTTATTGTTAAAGTATCTTAAGTCATCTATTTGTCCTAAGTTCTCTCCGCCTGGTAGTGTGTCAACTTTTGAACCTCTACCATCTGCCGTTTGTGCAAAGAAGTAGTCTTCCAACATACTCATTGGATTATACGCGGCATCTACAACGCCACTGCCGTCTGCTTTCTTATTAGGTACACGTTTTTGTTGTACTTCATATTTTACTTGTTCTAAATACTGTCTTGCTTTGTGAGGTGGCATATTACCAACATCAATCATAAACACACGTCTTTCAGGTGCTCTGTGTACCCTGTATATAATTATAGAGTCTTCAAGCAATTCCTTTTGCTTGAAAACCTTAAATATAGGTTCTAATATACTAACACCAAATGGCCATGCATGGTCCATGCCCTGTGTTAAACTTACGTGAACAATGTGTTTAGCATCAACAGGTGTGCCTTGATCTGCACCATCTATTGCTCCAGTACCATAAGCATTTGCTGTACTGTTTACGCCTGCCATTACACCTGTAAGACCCTGTCCACTTCCGTATGGTCTTGCATGTAATCCTGCTACACTTGTTGCTGTTAATTCTTCAAATAGGGGTTCTAAATTTTTAATAAAGTAAGTTTCAATCTTCTTACCTTCACTTTCGTTTACAATAACCTTTTCAATGTTTGCAGGATCAACCCAATATAACTTATATGTTTCTGGGTCTCTGATAAAGAATTGATCTCCGTATTTAATAGTACTTCTAAATATACCAAATACCCTTTTGTGTAAATCGTTTAATTTACTCCATTGTTTAATTGTTTTGCTGATAATGGAATTTTCTGTATCTGTAGGATCTGCATTAAACTTGACTTCAAAAGGTAATCCTGTATATTCATCTTCTTGTGTGCCAAATTCTGCGACTGTATCCAAAGCGGCATTTATTTCCAAATCGTTATCCATTTGGTCATACTGCATATATCTCATTAATCTGTTGGGAGAACCTGCATATACTTCAGGTAGCCAACTTGCATATCTGCTGGAAGCCGCACCAGGACCTGTTTCAGAATGGTTGCCTGTTACATTCAGTGGTAATCCACTGTTGTCGACTGATGTAAAATACTTTTTCCAACTCATATAAGATTCCTTTTAGTTATATTACACTATTTATCTGAAGTTGTCAAGAAGAAACTGGAAGTCTTGGCTACATATTGCCTTGTTCTATGGTTTTTGTTTGTTTTCTTGTTAAGAGGATAAGAGTTTCTAGATATTTTTTCATTTCTTCATTGGATAGTCCTTGCACGTTATCTGTGTCGAAGGATTGTTTAAAATCACGACCGGATATACCCCTCATATTATCTGGACCTCGTGCCGCCTGCATTTGTAAATTAGTCTCTATCGCTGAGAGTTGACCTGCCTTATGTAATTTCATATACATATCCATACTCTGTTGTTCTTTATTGCTTAATGTTGTAGAACCCAAACTGATTACTTGAGCTGGAGAACTTTGATTACCCGCTGTATTTAAAAATCTTTGACCCTGTACGTCTCCTAGGTAACCAGGTGTCGTTTTACCATATTGATTTGTTCTGGATTCAACTTTATCATTGGTAAATCTAACGGGTGCCGCAGGACCCATAAATTCCGGATCTACCTCTTTAACTATTCCTACCTTTTCTGCAATATTTTGTGCTGTGTCAAAACTGTATTTTTGATTTAATGAAGTTTGAATTTCCTGTCTTTTAGCATCTTTTCCTGCTTGTATTTCTTCTTCACTTAATTCATAAAAAGGAAGCAATGCTGACTTTATTCTTAAACCTATACCGTGAAGCATTACACCGAATTCCATTGCTATCATATCAAACAATTTTACAAGAGCTGGTTTTACAACGTCAGTAAATGTTTTGAAAAATCCTGCATCTTTATTTTTATCTAAGAAATCCTGTACCTTTTGGTTAAATAGTCCAATTTTTACAGTCATAAAGTCTATTGCTACAGGAAGTTTTTCACCCAAACTTTTTGCTATTTCTGATTGATTACCTTCTATTCCAAAAAATGTTTGTGCTAGTTCTGTTACTGCATTTCTTAATGCCTTAAAAGAATTATTAAATGCATCGTAATCTATACCTTCTATAAACGACATAATAAACTTATCTTTTACTGCACCGAATGTGGTTATAAGTTGCGTTCCTGTAGAAGTCAACAAATTCATAGTTCTTTGGAATTCCACTGGAGTTAGATCTACTCCGGCTTCTGCTATTTTTTTCACCGATTTTTCAAATTGCATCACACCTTTAGCCAATGCCAGAGCCTGAGCATCACCTGTTCTGGCAATAGCAAATATTCTCTGTTTTTCTCCCTCGGTCAACTGACCCATAGTTTCTGTAAATTGTAAAGCAACATCTTCGCCGTCTAACAAACCACGATTAAATCCTTGTACTACCCTATTAAAGTCTCCTGCTAGGCTGGGTAATACAGTTACAAATCTTTTTGCGGCTTCACTGAATCCTATTGCACCAAACGAACCTGCTTCTATGGCCGCCGCGGCTAGTTCACCACCTAGTTCACCACCTGTTGCTCTTAAAACACTTGCAAACTCCTGGGTGCCTTTTATCAGTTCCTGTCTTGCGTCTTCATTTAGCATTAACAGTCTTGCTTGAAAGTCTGATTGTGATTGCAATAATTGTATAGTAAATGCTCGAACAGTTTCAACACTTTCCCCTAATACACCTGAATATTCAATTTGTGTTTCTAAAAGTTTTTCTGTTCGTTGTATTAATCTAGTTCGTTGTTTTTCATCTAATTGGCCAATATTTCCCAATCTAGTTGCAAAGTTTATTTCTTCTTTTAAAATATCTATGTTGTCTTGTAGTGTTAATCCAAAATCGGCACCATTTGCATTTAAGGCATTAAACTGTTTAAGTAAATTATTAACAGAATCTCCTCCCAATGCCTGTATGGCTCCTGCCGCACCTAGAGTAAAGTTAGTGGCTTCCTCTAAACTCATACCCAATGATCTCAAAGCAAAATTAAAATCCATAAATTCGCCGGCTTGATTTAACCCAACGTCAGTCAATTGGTTAAGCGATGCAGTATATCTAAATAAAGTATCTGTAGTTAAGGCCGCTATAGCACCAGCAAGTGCGGCAGAGCCCTTCACTACTGTTCCTATAAATCCGCCTAAACCAACTCCCAAAGCCACAGATGCGGCTCTTAATTTACCATATTCTTTAACAGTATTTTTAACTTCTTTTGTTTCTTCTTTTTTTGTTTGTGTGGATTCTTTAGAGGCCTTAGATGCATCATTGGCATCTTTATTACTACCCTTACCTCCTGTAATTGCTTTTATTAACTTTTCGTTTTCGGATTGTATAGTACCTGACAATTTAGACATATCAGACGCCATTTTTTTCATGGTCACTTCTTTAGCCCAATCTGGTACTACTGTTTGTCCATTATCTAAATTAATTGTATCCATCTACTAAAATTCCATTATATGCTGTTTTAACTATGATAAATATATCGTAGATAAACTCATATAGTATTTATCAGAAGAATTAACAGGAGTTTTAATTATGACGAATAAAACAAATCCATTAGCAGGACATTTTAGACAACCTAAATTGTACATGAAATTACCTAGTGGAGGTTTGTTCAATACAGACGAAGATCTAGATTTTCCAGAAAGCAAAGAAGTTGCCGTTTTTCCTATGACAGCAAAGGATGAAATCTTAATGAAGAATCCAGATGCATTGTTGAATGGTGAAGCAGTAGTACAGGTTATTAAGAGTTGTGTTCCTAGTGTATTGAAGCCACAAGAATTAACAAATATAGATGTAGATGCAATACTTATGGGTATTCAGTCTGCTACCTATGGTGACGAGATGGAAGTAACTGCAAAATGTAAAAATTGTGAGGACAAAGAACTAACAGGTACAACAAGTATACAAGACTCATTGGACCAAATACAACCTTTAGAAGAAATTAATATTGCAGAATGGGAAGGGTTAAAAGTAGCACTAAGGCCTGTTAAATATAAAAGCACTATAGAAGCAGGACTTATAAATTTCCAAACAACTAGAAGTTTACAGGGAATATCAGAGTTGCCTGACGATATGGACAAACTGCGAATATTCAACGAAACATTTAATAGAATTGCTGTTTTAAACTTTAACTTAATTGCAGACAGTATAGAAAAAATAATTATGCAGGAAGGAGAAGAAACTATTGAAGTGACTGATCGAGAACATATTATAGAGTTCTTAAATAACTGTGAAGCATCTATTGGAAAGAAAATAGAAGAACAAAGCAGTAAAATTTCCACAAATGGTATTAAAAAAGAAATACAATTCCTTTGTGAAGATTGTAAAGAAGTTACAGAAAGTACAATAGTATTAGATCCTGTAAATTTTTTCATGGCTTCCTAGCGACAGCCGAACCTGAAGAAATAGTTCAGTTCCTAGAGAAGTTAAAAACAGACAGATCGGCACTTTATAAGAACATTGTAGAATTAACAATATACAGTGAAGGCAAAGTTTCTTATACTGAAGCATGGAATATGTCTACTGAAGAAAGGTCGTTATTTATAGAAGTGTTAAGCAACTACACCAAAGCAAAAAACGGCGATAGTTCTGAAAGCAACGAATACTTATAATGTGGTTATATAAACAAAAAGAAGTCACAGAATTACCAGAAGACTGTGAAGCATTTGTATATCTTATCACAAACAATACCAACAATAAAAAATATGTAGGTAAAAAACTTGCAAAGTTTAAAATCACAAAACCCCCTTTAAAAGGCAAAAAGAACAAACGACGTGGTTATAAAGAATCAGACTGGCGTACTTATTGGGGTAGTAATGATTACTTAAAAGAAGATGTAATTGAGTTAGGTGAAGACAATTTTACAAGAGAAATATTATATTTTTGTCCAAGTAGAGGTGTTGCCAGTTACTTAGAAGCCAAAGAACAATTTGATAGAGAAGTACTATTATCAGACGACTACTACAACGGAATTATCAACGTTAGAGTAGGCGGTTCAAAAATCCTTAAAGAAGCATTGTCAGACTGATAACTATTTGCTGATAAGAACTCATTATGGCCCAAACAGACACCAAGTCAAACTAACACAGGCACACATAGGATCATACACCGGCCCCAACCGAGGCAAATTAAATCGGGCTCCTTGACAATCCGTTAAACACGGTGCGGGATTCTGGAGATGTATGACGGCAAAGATACAAACACACGTTAAACAGTATTAAAAGGATGTAGGCTCTGAGAAAAAGCAACCTACAAGTTATGTAACTGAACTTACAAAGGTTACGTGGCTTCCGTGAGATTCGTGACGGTAGTGTATGGGGACAGAAGGCTCACCGGTTCCTAATAGCACCCGAAGTTAAGATGGCGATGGCATCACATGATGACACCATTCTCACCTTGTATAGGTGAGTTATGACTCCAACATACATGATAACGGTATACTTAAAAAAACTTTCAAACAAATGAAAGAGTGAAGTGAAACGAAACGATTGAATGTAGTTTGAAAAGGTCCGTAGGACCTATTTAATGCGTTACTTACAATTCCAACTATGTAAATATTTGTGTTTTGCTAATGTTTCTACTATGTTATCTGGCATATCAATTAATTCACCCAACAACAAATTTCCAATAGTTAATCTTTTATCGTCAAAGTCGTATGGAATTTTTTCCTGTACCTGAGTATAAAATTTAAACATTCTACGCATCTGAGTGTTCTGTTTACTCACAGTATTATATACTCCTTGTCCAAACCACATAAACAATGTGTTACGCATCAGTGTAGTACATTCTATTTGATCAGGAGTAATATCTAAATCATTATCTAGATATACTGAATAAAAAGATTTACCCACATGTGGATATGCCATATATAACTTTCCTGGCTCTCGAGTAATTGTAAAATGATCAAGTGCAGAGTTCGGTAGTGTTACCCCGGCATCTCCATCACACATAAAATAAATTGTTGAACTATTCAGTTTGTTTTGTAAAAATTCTAAATGATGGATTCTGTAATTAAAGTCTCTAAGCACTTCATATAATTCAGAATCATTTTGTTCTGCGTAATTGTGTAATTCTACAAAATCACTATGCAAAACATTAAGGTCGTCTCCCAGATTTTTTTCTGGCATTCTGTCAGCAACAAAATTTTTAATATCATTTAGTTCAGACAGAATATCCTGTTCAGTTTCTCCAAATCCGTAAAATTCTTTTCTGCTGATTAGATTGTTTTCCTGACTTTTCATTCTGTTGTAGAAAAGTCTACCGTGTTCTGTATCGTAAATTTTGTATGTTAGTGTATAGGATTTTTCTTTTCCAAAGTGTATATCAATTAACATACTCTGTATCCGTGTTATAACTTGTAAACCCGCCTTCTTTTA